CTTCTTAGTTGCTGCGTCTTGGTTAGATATTGGGTCAGCAAGATTTGTTATTTTATAAGTGGCAAATGAAACATCCGCAGTTGGTGCGGCGAGCGCGGAAAGATTAATGGCACTATGCGCGGCGTTATCGTGCGTAGGTGTTCCGTGAGTGTGGTCAGCACGTGCTAAATCAGATGAACTTCCGTTAGCACTACTAGCACCAAAAGAAGTTTGGCTAGTTACGTTACCAAATGAAGGCATTGCGTGAACGTGGTCCTCACGAGCAGGTGCCGTTCCTGTTCCTACTGCGCCAGTAGAACCAACCGCAAGTGCTTGCGGAGTTGTATTAGTAAGAGAAGGCGTTCCGTGCGTATGGTCTGCGCGAGCATAGTTAGTGCTACTTCCATTACCACTTGACGCGCCATAAGTTGTTTGCGCTGTTACTGTTCCAAAATTATTTGTTTGCGTCCAAGTAGAACCATCATCAAAATAAAGTAAATAGTTATCTGTTGCGTAATAAAGGCGACCAGCAACACCAGCAGTAGGGCGACCAGCCAAAGTACCATAAAGAATTTCTGATTCATTTAATACCGATACCCATTGCGTTCCGTCATAGTAATAAAGTTCACCATCCCCGGTATTAAAATAAATTTGACCGGCAATTGGCGTAGAAGGGGCAGTTGCTAAATTTTGAATTACCGCATTTTGTAATTCGTTTTTATTTAGGTCAATACTGACCAAAAATTTACGTGCCATTTATTACATACCACCTAACATAAGCGACGGAGTGAAAGTTTGGCCGGTAATTGTGACAGAACCGCCCAAAGAAACCGAAGAACCATTAATTGTAATACTACTATTAGTTAAACTGCTATTACCAATATTGCTAAGCGTGTTACTTGCTCCGCTAATTGTTTTATTAGTTAGTGCTTGCGCACCCGTTAGTGTTGCCACCGTTGAATCAATGGCAATTGTTCCGGTAGCGGTAATAGTTCCACCGGATAAACCTGTACCTGCCGTAATACTGGTTACTGTTCCACTTGCGCCAGTAATTGAATAACTTAAAGAGTTCCACGCAGTAGAGCCGTTTCCTATCTTTGCTTTACCCGTATCAGTTTCGTATCCAAATTCTCCGGACGCTAAAGTTGGATTTGTAGAAGTCCATTGCGCGGCAGTTCCTCTACGTATTTGAATTTGCGTTACTACTGGCATTACGGGGTACCTCCGTTAAACGTCTGCGTTGCTGTCGTGGTTGGGTCGCCACCGTTATATGGTGCGATGCTATCAAAAACACCTGCGTCAATATCGGAAGTTGAACTACTAACCGCCACCCAACTTGTGCCATTGTAAACCATTAGACCAGTAGTTGTGTTGTAATACATATCTCCGGTGCGTAATGTCGGTGTAGATATATCGGTTGCGCTAACCGGCACATTTGTTGGAGTTAAAGCCAATCTACTCATACTAAATATGCCGTTCCGGTAAATGCGCTGGTAAAAGTAATAACCATTTGATTAACCGTTGGATAACTAATTGTTCCCTCTACGTTAGAACCTGCTGAATCTAGTACGACACATACTGGTCGGAAATTTAAATTATGATTAATAGTCCATACGGCACTTGCTACGGCTTGAACGTGCGTATAAGCAATATCGGCTGGCGTAAATGTACCTGCTGGCCCTTGCGGTCCAGGTGCCGAAATAGTTACGGATGGTTTTTGATTAATAACATTAATAACAGGAATTACGGGTTCAACAACAATAATTTCATCGGCCATTATCGCGTTACCTCTGCCGATACGGCCGCTTGCCCTTGAACTAATCTCGTTACAATTCCGCTTGGGCTAGTGATTTCTAAATCGTAATAATAAATACCTTCATCGATTGCTCGCGTTTGCGTAGCAGTTGCTCGTATCGCAACTAAACCAGTTAATCCAGTAATAGTTATTCCGCTACCGGTTGATAAAGATAGTACGGCGTCCGGGTCAGAAGGCAAAGAACGTAGTTGTAATGCGGATGTATAACCAGTTAAATTAACTGGCGTTCCATTTGGATTATCGTAATTAACATCCATAAACCAGTCAGCGCCTTGGTCAATCTCTACGTTATAGACAACTGCCATTATGCTCCTAAATTACTTCCACATTTTAAACAAGTAAGTGCCGTTTTTGGCGATGGCATACCGCATTTGCTACACAGTTTAGACATTGCCGCAAGTGCCATCATACTACTACCACCGCTATTTAATTCCGTCAATGCCCAAACTAGCGCGTCCAATCTGTCGGGAGATTCATTTGATAACGGCGTCCACTCGCACATTTGTTCTTCCAATTCTGGAAAATAACCTACGTGATGAACACGGCCTTGTTCGTATAACGCACTAATAGGTTCGGCACGTAATTGCTTGCCACGTGTCGCGGTAACCTTTTTAGTAGCAACGGACATATCTACCTGTTGTAACGTAAGTATGACCATATCGCCACCATTGTTTGTTTCGGCAACAATTTTGTCCGCGTTATATTCGTGATAAAGATTTACCGCTTGCCGCGCCCACGTATCGGGAGAGGCACGTAAAGACTTATCCGCTAATACGTAATATTGACCATCCGCCGTTAAACCTGCCGCAACTATGCCGGTTAAATCGCTAGTAGCGGTACTGGTAACTGCCGGGTCAATCGCGACTACTATTCGTACTAATGGCGGATATTCGGTAACTCTGGCTTGTTCTATTAACTCTCTCGTCCATAACGCGCCTTCTACGTTATCTAGTATTTCTCCATAAAGTTCCTGCCGACCTAATCGCGTGTTTTCGTATCGGAGTTTTAATTCTTCCAAAGCACTAGGCGCCAAGTTAGCCGCGTTATCAAAAGTAGAACCACGCATTACGCGTACGCCTTCGCGGTTAATTAAGTCTTTAATCAGTTTGGTTGGACGTGGAGTAGTAGTAACAATAGTTTGTGGAAAATCGCCTAGACGTAACGCAAATTGATATTGGTCCCACGATTCGGGATATTTAAATGCCGCTAACTCGTCAAACCAACCGCCGTGAAATTGTGGGCCGCGAAATCTATCGGGTTCTTCACCACTAAATAACTTTATACGGCTACCGTTAGTAATAAAGATTTCACCGATACTACGGTTGTAATCTTTTAACGTTCCATATTCTTTTAATATCTGGATAATGCCGCTTTGACCTTCTGCGCACGTATCGCGTGCGTCTGAATAGGTTGGTGCGGCGATAGCCCAACGTGTACGAGGATTACTGCTGGCTTGCCACGCCAACCATTCAGCGGCAGTTCGGGTCTTTCCAGCACCGCGCCCTGCTAGATATAACCATACCAACCAACTTTTATCCTCGGTCGGTATTTGTTCCGTCCGTGCTAATTGGCGTGTCCAACGTACGTGACGGCTGGCTATCAAGGAGAGCGACAAGTCTTGCGACTTCGGAATCAATGGTGTCGCGGTCATAATGTGTTACCTCTAACTGCGTTTTAACTGGCATATCTAAACCAAGCAAACGCGCTCGCCGTTCCATAATCTTCATTAACGCCATAACGGCACTAATAGTTCCCTGTAATACTTCGTTCCATATTGCCGCTTGCGCAATATCTAACCTATCCATTTCGGAATTACGTAACGCAACTACATCATCATAAACAATACGAGAGCAAGCACGTTCGTATGCCTTTTGCGCTCCACTAGCATTGGCGTAACCTAATCGGTCTGCGATTAAGTCAAACGTTAGACCGCCACGCCGTAGTTCTAAAACCTTTTTTTCTTTTTCAAATACTTCTGGATTACTTTTACCTTTAGGCATTTTCCCTCCATATATCGGAAAAATATACCATTAGCCTTGCTTTTCTATTACAAAACCGTTTTCGCGGTCAAATACTACGTACTCTAAAAACTCTGGTTTAAATTGAGCCTTAATAATATTTAACGCTTTATCCGTATCTAACGTTCCGCACGTATATAAATCAAACTGTAATAAACACGGAGAAGATTCATCCCAGATATGAAAAGCAATATGGCTGGTTTCTATCATTACTATTGCCGTCATTCCACGGTTACCTACTACGTCCAAATATGTAACGTAAGGGCCTTGAATAATCTTCATATCAATTTCTTTAACCAGATTAACAAGAAATTCTTTGGCCTCGTTCTCGTCAAATAATGGTTTATTAATTTTGGCATTAACCAATAAATGTTTGTGATAAATCATTACGCTCTCCTAATTCTGCGGCCGTGGTGCTAATACTTTCGCTACTTCTTCATTCGCTTCGCCAGCGAACATAAAACCGCTAGTTATTCTGCTACGACTAAGCGACAAACGAGCGTTAATAGACGATGTACGCCCTCTCTGGGCGACCCTAGAGGGCTTTCTAATCATTGACCAAGACTTACTATGGTTAAGCGCCCTAATAAGCGCAGGATGGCTCGTAGTTATATAGGTTAATAACCCTTGCGCTTTAAGCCCACCAGCAATTGCGTTCATAAATTTGGTGCTAATACCAACACCTTGAAAGTCTGGCATAACTACGATACGAGAGATACGCCTTGCGTTACGTACGTTAGCGTTAATAAGTGGCAATAGTGCTATTAGTACGGCTGGCTGGTCGTTAATAACTCCGATATAGATTTGAGCAGATTTATTTAGGTCGGCACTTAAATAGTGATGACGTGCGAATAACTGCCACGTTTCATATTTTGCGTAAATGACTTCAACGTTAATTTGTGGACGGGGTTGAACCGACCTCCAAACAAACGTACCCAGATGAGGTTGATATACCCAATCTGGTTGGAGCCATTCCTCTATGTCGTAATGACACGATACTGCGACAAACTTTTGATTTCTTTTTCTAACAGTTTTGGCAATTGCACTAGAACCTATTTGCGCAACAGTTCTATCAATAACGGATGTAAATTCATCTACTACTGCTAACTCATTATTTTCACAGAGAACTCTTGCCATCTCTACACGGAATTGTTCGCCGTTAGATAGTGCCGCGTATGGACGTAACCACGCTGGCGGTGAACTAAAACCTACGGAAGATAATATTTCCGTTATATCTTTTATCGGCATACCCTCTGGAAAGTTATCAATAACTGCTTTACTATATTCCCATAACATATCTTCGGAACGATGAAGATTAGTTTTAAACATTTCTTGCGCAATTGTTGATTTACCTGCGCCACTAGGGCCAACTATTAGTCCTACGTTCCAATCCTTTTCCGATAAATCGGGAAAGTTACACGGAATTTCCGTAACGGAATACTTAGACGATTGAAGGTCAAACATTCCTTCCAATTGCATAACGCGTGGCGTTCTTTCAATTTCGGTCTTTAACGTAATAACGCTCATATTGCCTCCTTAAATAACTATGGCTTTAACTCGTAACCCTTCTTGCGATAGGCGTAACAGTAACGCGGTCTGTTCGTTTTCATCTTCACATTCAATAACTACTTCATAACGTTCGGCGTAATCTTGTAATCCGGTTTCAATTTCTTCTTTGGTTTTTAAATCAAAGTTTTCAAAGCCAAGTGAATCCACATCCCAGCCCGATACGTCTAACTCTCGTAATTGGTCTAACAAAATAGAACTATCCCAACTGGCCAATTCCGCCGTGCGATTATCGGCGAGCGCAAATGCTTTAACTTGTTCGTCCGTCCAATCGTTAGGAACGCGTACGCAATTAATACCTTTCCAACCTATTTCTTTTGCCGCTTCTAACGTACCATTACCGGCAACAACAATATTATCTTGCGTTATTACTATTGGTTTACGCTGACCAAATTGTTGTAAAGATTTAGCAATTGCTTCTAAATTCTTTTTGCTATGTTTTCTGGCGTTATTCGGGTCAAGTACCAAATTATTAACGTTAATTAATTCAATTTTTAAATCCATTTTACCTTCCTAAAAGTAGGAGAGAGTGCGCTCGTAACCAGAACGCACTCTCTCAGAGCCGTTACGCCGAAGGGACAGACGGCGCCCGGCTTGCCTTCACCCGTTCAACATCTTCCATTAAGAATATGGAACGGCGCTTCTCCTTGTTGACAGGGACAAGGATTTTGCGAAAAACTAATTGTCGCAGATTATTTGGTGTAATACCAAGTAATTGTGCGGCACCAATACTATCAATTTTGTTATCTTCCATTTTTAACCTTCCTTAAAACCACGGGTCATCTACTGGGTCCTCAATCGGTTTCTCGTGCGATACTGATTGCGGTTCTGCTACGTTACGCGGAACAATTCCGTAATGGTCGGCAGTAATTTCTAATTGCTTGCGTTCCACGCCTTCTTTATCCGTGTAAATATTAACGTTAAATCTACCAGTAACTACAACTTTCATACCTTTACGTAATTCGTTTGCCGCACCGGTTGCGTTCCTACCCCAAACAAAACAACGGAACCAAACAGTTTCACCATCTGACCATTCATTTGTTTTTTTATCTAACGTACGTGGCGTATTTGCCAACGTAAATGACGTAACTGATACGCCATTAGGCGTTACGCGTAGTTCTGCGTCACCACCTAAATTACCTTCAACTGTAATTATTGCCTCACCAGCCATTACTTTCCTTCCTTACGTTATAACTTCCTTCTTGCGTTAGTGTAACAATTGAACCATTAGGCAAGTGTAATGGATAATCTTCCGGCTCGGCGTGTCGTGGCACGATATGGCCGGTTTCTGTTGCGCTTTTTATGTTTGCGTGAACAGCATTATTACCTAAATTATGGCACTCGTGATGTAAAGCAATTAAATTATCTAACGTATCTTTACCGCCACGTGAACGTAATTTTCTGTGGTGTAAAGCAAACGTGTCATTTAATCCGAAACCGCATAACTCGCAGTAACCTGAACAACGTGTTAATACTTTCTCACGTAGAAGTACCCAGTCCGTCATATATCGCCTTCGCAGATTTTGATAATGATTTAATCGGTATCGGGATTCACGTTTTCGTTACGGAAAATATCAAAGTTATTTCCGACGTTATTACTGCGGCGTAATTTATCTCTATCTACTATGCGTATCCACACGCCTTCAATATCGCCATATTCTTTTATTGCCGTTAATTTAACTACTTGCTGGTCATCTTCATAAGCAACGCCAGTTAATCCATCTAGTACGGCGCGAGCAAGTTTGTCAATATCTGGGCGTAAATGTGGTTCTATACGCGTAACTGTTTTAGGTTTTTTAAAGATAAACGTTAAATGAACTTCAACGCCTAACTCCGCTTTTGTTACTTGCGCTTTACGTGCGGTGTTAGCAATATCTGCTCGCCATAACGCTAAATCATTTGCGCGTACGTGAATTGCGTGGCCGTTAATAAACTTTAACGAGCCTTGCGGTATTGGCCTTCCTGTTACAAAAAATTGCGCGTTAGTACCAGTAATGGCTTCGCCAAAATTTCCACGCGTTACAGGGTGATTCATAACGGTGTAAAATATACCGCAATCCGTTAGAAATTTGTTCCGCCGGATGTTTGGCGTCCTCTTTTAGCATTTGTGCGATTCCATAGGCGCTACTCTTAGGATTATCAGCATTATGCCGCCAGTTTGATTCTTTAGTCCAAAGCGTTACCAAACAATCAAACTCTTTATTATCCCAACCGTATTTTGTAACCACTAAATGATGAGCGTAACCTTTGGGGTCATCCCACGCACGTAGTTTGGTCATCTCGGCTTCGGATATTAGTAATGGTTCTCTATTAGCGTTATCTGGATAAAGTTGCGGTGCTTCGGCTCCGGCTGGTCTTATAACAATAGATAACGTTGTTATTAACAGCGTTACAACTAATTTTATTTTTAGTGAAAGAGGCATTTCCTTCTCCTTTAGAGGGTTCGGGTTTTGCTGGATTCTTCTCTTTGATAGTTTTCAGAGGATTTAGAATGCGAACGTGCTCTTAAACGTTCGGTCATTTCTTCGCTAGAACGCGAGGTATTTTGAATATGCGCCCGTTCTGGGTCGCAAGTTGAACAAAATACTACACCTTCATATTTGGTTTCAACAACCCGTTGTCCAGTTGGCGTGTCAAAGAATTTCTTTATAACGTAATCCTTTTCAATAAATCCTTTAACGCAACCGTCCGTATGCGTACAACGGCAGTTCATTTTTCCACAATGATTATTATTCATTTTTGTCACCTTCCTTATTTCTTTTTCCTAACGCAATATCGGCGCAAATAGCCTGAACGCCTAGTAACGCACCATCTAAACTTCCAGATACTTTCATTATCTGACTTCGATTCTTTAATGGTTCCCAAGCGCAGATTTCTTCATAGATACGTTCTCTTATTTGCTGGTCTAATACTTTAATAACCTGTTTAGCCAGTTCTTTTTCTTCTTCGCTTTCCGTTGTAAGCATTAACTTACCTTCTACAACAAACCAATGCTTACCATTACATTTGCCCTTTTTTACCATTTTTAATTCCTTCCATTATTATAATTAAATCGTTATATTCCCAAATTTCGCCTTTAACGTAACGTTCAATTTGCGTCATAGATTTACTACAATTCTTAACAGTAGTAACAAATTGACGCGTATCGTCTGCCACTTTTTTAATTAACCAATCAATATTTCCCATAATTAATCCCTATCCCTTTTATGGTCGTTGGCAATTTCCCAGTGATAATCACATAATGCTTTACCAAACTTCATCCACGTAGCAACTGCTTTACAAATAACGCAAACTGCTTCTTCCATTTTATGCCTTCCGTTCTTTATACATATTTTGGGCTACGCGATATGCGTAACTCACTAAATCTGTTAAATCTTTACTTGCCGCCTCGTCAATTGCTAGTAACGCAATACGTCCAAAGCGTTTGGTCATTTGACCTATGCGCCCAATTTCTGCGCTGGTTAAGGAACGCGACTGTAATTCAGATACGTACCACGCCGTAAGTGCGATACAACCACCAATATCGTTAGCGATATTTGTAAAGCAGTTGCTACGTGGATGAAGTTTGGTAAAGCATTATGTGATTATCACTGGGAAATTGCCAACGACCATAAACGGGATAGGGATTAATTATGGGAAATATTGATTGGTTAATCAAAA